TGGTGATGGTAGAATTAGTAAAAATGAATTACCTAGCGGACGAGAAAGGCAAAGTGCAATAGGTGCTATGTTTGGAATGTCACAGTTAAGAGGCGAAAATCTAACACTCGCAGATATATCCCGAAAATTAACACAAGGTCAGACTTTTAATATTGTTAATAATACTGATGCAAGTGCAACACAGGTCGGTGTAAACAATGAAGCCCCCAAAGCGGGGGCTCCAAATGCACAACCTTTCGGTTATTCTTTTTAATTAATCTTCTGCAGCTAGTGTAGCAAAATATGACATAGTATCATCTTCATTGTCCATAGAGGACTCTGCAGTTGTTATAACAGGCTCAGAAGCTGAAGGCGTAGCTGGTGCGGAAGCTGATTGAAATTCAGGCACTTCATCATTCAAGTCCATTGCTACCTCTTGCTTGACAGTACGAGGAGCTGCTTCACCCAACACTTGATGCAATTTAGTTTTTAGTTCATCATATGATTTATAGTGTTTAGGATCTGTATACTCTGATAGATCATGTAATTGATTGTACACTGTTTCTAGTCGTTCTTCGTCACCATCATAAAGAGGTGTAGCAGATTTAAACTCTGACTTATCATAGTTACGATAACCTTCTACTTGACGAATTTTAAGTACAAAGTCTGCACCTTCCCAGAAGTCAAATGGATTAACTGGTTTCTCATCTGGAAATTGTGGTTGCATTAGATCCATAATCTTATCAAAGATTTTCTTACCAAACTGATACATGAATACTTTACCTTCATTATCAGGATTGGCTGGATCTGAAACTACCATAATGTTAGTAACATAGTGTAGACGACGTTTTTGCTTACGCACTGTTTCCTTATCATCTTCAATACCTGAATTCCAAAGACGGGTATTCATTTCTGATACAGGATCTGTTTGACCAATGGATGTTAGAGAACGCTCAATATACCATTGACCTGTTGGGCCCTTGAATCCATGATCCCAGTAGCGAACCCACGGGATGTCTTGTCCCTCTGCTGCTGGTAGGAATCGGATAATAGCATAACCATTACCTGCTTTATCAACAGTTGGTTTCCATAACCGATCATCACCATACGAACTCTTTTGTTCTCCACCACCAGCTGCTTGAGCTGCATTGATAAGTTTTGAGAAGTCGGTACGGTTACGTTTTAGATTTGCAAAAGACATTGTATTTTCCTTATATTGCTGAAATATTAACTGTAGTATTATACTAAATTTTACTCTATTGGTAAAGTGTTTTGCCTAGGCAGAAAATTTAAATTCATTGCTTCTGCCTCAAGCTTGTTTTTAATGATTGGAGAAATAAACTTTTTTGACTCCTCCAATTCGATTTCATGCTTCGTACATAAATGTATAATTGCATCCATATACGAAGATTGATGGGACTTTACAGTCTGCTCAATTAGTTTAGCGAACTCACTTTTTGTTAGAAATCTTTTTTGATCTTGCATGATCCTCCGCTGCCATTTCATTTGTGTATTCGCATCCCATATCAGGATAGAAAATACCAGGTGTTCTTTTTGGTGTGCCATCAGGATAATAAGCCATGGCAACACTATTCAAACGAATCTTGCTTTGCTTTTCAGAACCATATCTATTATCCAGATAAACACCATCACTTAGGTATTTTTGTAAATTAAATAAATATGTTTCTGCATCCCAATACTGCTTACGCAGTCCGGCATCTTTACTATCTTTAAAATCTTTTAGACCTTGTAAAAGACCCTTCTGATCTTTTATCCAATCCTTGACTTTTTTATGGTGTAGAGGATGATCCTCTGGTAAGTCACGAATTGATTCATGGATGGAAAGGTTCTTTGCAGGACCTCTAGCGGCACGTGCTTTCTCCAGACGCTCAACCAAAGCTGCTTTTTGTTCTGGAGTCATAGTACGTTTTTTACGCTTCTTAATAGGTTTGATTTTAGAGTTTTTACTAATCTCTTCACGAGCCATATCAAGTTTAGATTTACTAGCCATATTCATCTCCTTCATGATATAATTATCATACTACAAAAAATAAAAGATGTAAACAAAAAAATGATTAAAATTTAATTTTATTTGTTAAGTGGCAATAATTCTATTTCACCATCGTCATTGGTTTCCCATCTGACCATATCATTATCTACAAGGAATAGAATTGTTTTCTCAATAGTTTCATCTTGTTCTTTAAATTCAAGCAACCTCCCTATCATAAAAGCAATAAGTGCAGCTGCAGAAAATAGTGTCCAAAGGATTACTTGTGTTGAAATAAACATTCCTACTCCTTCTTTAGATTAGTAACTATATTTATATCAGCTAAATGATACGACACTATCAACTCTGAAAGATCGCCATTCGCCTTTATTTACATCAACTACACGAATTACTTGATCAGAATAGCCTCGACTCTCCTTATCGGAGTTTGCATCAACTGACCAATCTGGTAAAGCACTTTCTTGTAGTGTGCAAAGCATATCACGCTCTTCGCCATTAGTCTTTTTAAAGATTACACGGCAATCACGTTTTCGTAGTTCATTAATCATTTCATCTCTATTCATTAGAATATCCTCCGTATCATAAAAAATTCCAGTCATTCAGTTAATTAATCCCAATCGTTGTCATATTTGGTTGTCTCATACATTACTTCGCCATAATATTCTTTGGCATATTTAGAAGCATCTGTATAAGCATAGATATTATCGTTATCTTTAGGAATTTCTATTTTCTTAGGACCAGTCTTATAGTTTATTGTTTCATAAACTTTACTTGACTTTGCTTTAATCTTAGCCATTTTATTACGACGTTCTGCAATCTTTTTGATAAGAGCAAGACGTTCTGACTGAGTTGTTGCATATTCCATAGTATATCTCCTTCACTTCCTATACTATTAATATAATCATTATTTTGGAAAAGTAAACCCCCTGGAACGATTTTTTTTACTTTTTTTTAATTTTTTTCTACAAAAACTAAATCATAGGCACCTTCTGGTAGTTTCCATGCTTTCATTAGTTTTAGATACATTTCAGATGTAAGGGTTATAACCTTGAACCGATTAGTCTTTTCATCAAACTGACGAATATGACAATAGTCATCATATAGGATAGCACCGACATCTTCAAGTTCGCCGGTATTATCCATAACGTTGATAAAAGTTTCATCTTGATCGAATTCAATTGTAATCAAAATAATTGCTCCTATGAGAAAAATTGATCAACTATATCTATAACAGTATTAACATCCAAATCTGATTTAATCTCATAGATTTCACGGTTACCAGTTTTCTCAATTTGATCTTGTCCAATACCGCACGATTCCAAAAAAGCAAATAATTGACTTTTACGATAGTTAAGTTTTTCACCTTCAGTCCAAATTGCAAAACGGAACTGTCGTACAGCACCAGCTGTAGTTACATAGAAACTAGGTTGCATTTGTTCCATTGTAGAATATTCAACATATGTCGAATCTGATTTAAAAGTTAAAACATTTAAACGACCTTTGATTTTAGTGTAGTTATCAACATACCATTCAGGTAAAGCCTCGAAGTTATCATTCTGCGCAGCAGTATAAACATTAAAAAGTTCCGAAAACTTGGCCATTGTAAAACACTCCTTATAGTGACCAGATACACGATTATCGGTTGGCATATATGATGTAATTAGATATGACTCAATTACAAATGATTGCCAATCTTTCTTATCAAATTTTTCAAGATTTCTGGCAACAATATAAAGATTATTGATATCATAATCCTTAGAGTTGATATGCTGAATCGCACGGTTGCCATTTCCCTTACCAATGTATGTGTACGTACCATCATTATTGATATATGCGTACACATACTGACCTAGTGTACGCCAGAAATCCATAGGAATTATGGATTTAGAAAAGTTCATTACCACTCTTTCTTATTGCCAGACAATTCATTCTCATCATAGCCTGCACGATAGGCTTCAAGTTCATCTTCAGTCATACCATCACGACCTATACGCTGAGAAGTCCCAGTTCCCCCAAGAAAATAATGAGGGTTAGGAGCACGGCCGTAGTAACTATCAGCGCCTCCCCGGTCGAAAGGTCCGCCATGGCGTCGATCATAAACTTTATCATATTCTAAATCCTTCATATAATCACCAGCTGTTGTAAATTTAAGATCCATGGGGCATCTCCAATCCTGTAAAACCTTCTTGAGTCCAACCACGAGCTTCAGCATGGCCAAGAACAATATCTTGATAATGTGACGCAGGCCACCAACCTTCAGCTTCTGCCCATTGTTTCATATCACGTTGAACCATAATAGATTGTTCACCTTGTGCTGTACCAGCATTAATACGATCCACTTCTTCAAAGATAAAATCTGTGGTAATCATTGCTTTTTTCCTCCATACTCAATAATCATAGCATCTACTAAATCACAAATCCAATCAACATCTTCTTGATTACAGGGTGGAATCTCCTGCTTGTAAAGACCGATAGTGATTTCCTCTTCGATATTTTCTCGATTGGCTTTACCGCCAACAAAGGGCTTATGATAATTATTTTCAAGGATATGAAAAACCATTGATCCTTGTTGTTCTGCTGATAGTAACATTACGCTGCCTCCGGTGCACGAAATAAATCTGTGGTACGAACGGTACTCCATTTAAGCATACCATTCTCATCTAGTTCATTCCAAAGCATTTTGTGTAAAAGATCCGCCTCTTTTGCACTGTTAAAGTAAACACGGGCAAAGTTGCCCTTAGCATTTGTTGCTTCTACTTGATAACGCATTGTAATCTCCTTCATTTGATATAAACATCATAGCATATTACAAATAGAATGTAAACCCCCAAAATGCATTTTTTTTACTTTTTATGCACTTTTTTTTCGTCTAATTCTTCGGAGTTTAGCATACAGATTAGATGTTCTTTTTTCTATAAGATACTTTCTCACTTTACGGCGACGTCTTGCTGCATTTGATTTTAGCATACGCTCAGCACGTGATTTATCTTTTTCCATTATGCTACCTCCTTAATTTGAAACCAATCTGGAACATTACGTTTAGTCCAGGCCATTTTAAATCTATCTTGTTTTGTCTGATAGAAAGCACGATATGCTTCTACCGGATTGCCAAGTGCAATACATTCTGGATAATCAGCCATAGCCAGTTTGAACGGAGTAAGTGGACCAACTGGAATATTGCGTGGTGGTTGAATTAGTACATCTTTTAGTTTAGCTGTACCATGTTCTTTACCATAGCGATATGTATACTCATCAAGTAATGCAACAAAATGATCATAATGCCAGATATAGTTTGCATCAGACTCCATAGTCCATACAGTAGATGGGTGTGCATGGTGTACAGCTTTGTATAGCCGTTCTTCTTTGTATGGCTTAGGATGTACCCAATAATTAATCATACGTTTACCAGATTTAGATGGACGTTTTTCTACATAACCATCTAGCATACGGTGAGCAGTTGAAAGCATTTGAGCACTCTCAACAATCATCTTGACCACATGTTTATCGCACTGCAGCTCTGCAGCTTCTACTGGATCCTCTGATAAGATAAAAATATTCATTGTAATCTCCACAATTTACTTTTATATCATATCACGTTTTTTTCTTATTGTAAACATTAAAATGCATCTCACATGCTTTTTCTGTCTGTTTATCAGACCACTTAAAAAGTTTTGAGACGTTTGACAATATCTTCTCTTTGCTCTTTTTCTTTCCATCCCACTGCGAGATCATATCCCAAAGTATTGCGTCTATCTGACCCCAGTGCATGTGTTCCGTTATCTTCACGGGTTTCTTTGAATTGTTTTTTGATCCACTCATGGTATCGCTCCTGTTTAATCATTTCTAGGATCCTTTTTTATAAATATTGTTATAGAAGAAAATGGAGGAAATAATGGCTGCAGCTAAGACGTTAGAGCCGGACTCAATATTTGCACACTTAGACGCTGATGGTGATGGAGTAATCACCGACGAAGAAATGGCACGTGCTAAGGAAATTGCTGAATTTGAGCATAAAAAGAAAATGCAAGAGAATGAGGATGCTAAGGAAGACCAGATTAGAGCCATGGCTTGGTTTGCTCTTTGGGGCATGCTTTTATATCCTATAACAATTATTGGAACTTCATTACTAGGACAAGAAACTGCAGCTCAGCTGGTTAGCGATATTGCTCCTACATACTTTGTAGCCATTGCTGGTTTGGTTGCAGCTTTCTTTGGTGCTCAAGCATACTCTAAAGGTAAATCACCTGCACCAGAAAAGAAATAATTATCCCTGATAAATCTTTTGTAGATGTGTCTCAAACTGTTCAACTTTGGCCAATCTATTTGGCCAAAGGATATATTCTTTCTCAGGGTTCTTTTTCAAATTATTTAATAAAGGTATAACAGCATTATAGAGTTTATCCAAACGCTCTTGTGTTGTTAATGCTAGTTGTTCAGCATCGTCTGCTTTCGCCGCAGTTTGTTGTACAGCCTGTAGTTCATCTTCATCTACAGCAGTAAATCCAAAATCAAATATATCGGT